GTAAATTAACTCTGAAAGATTTACTAAGCATTTTAACTGATGAAGATTATGAAATTGCAGAAAAGTTTCCAAAACAACCTGATGGATTTTATTACAACCAGAGAATGTAAGAAGAAGCAATAAAGAGAAAAAATTATTCAGAAAGCAAAAAAAGAAACCTAATGGGTAAACATAAGAAATCCCATATGGACTCCCATCTGGAAAATGAAAATGAAATTGTAAATGATAATAAAAATATAAATGATAATGCTAATAAAAGTAAAGATGTAAGTAAAATGAGTAAAGAAGAAAGAATGTTAACTTTTAGTAGAATATTTAATTAATACAGAATTAAAAAACATTGTTTATATAAAGTAAGACTTAATTTAATACTGCTTCAGTAATTATTCTAAAATATATAAGCAGTGTCTTACTACTCATAATATAGGGGAGACTACAAAGTGCCAGTAGTTCTCCCTTTTTTATTTGGTAATTTAAAAAATTTTATGTATATTAGATGTATGAAAAATATAATACATAAGGGTTTAGAAAATTATTTAATTGATAAAGATGGTAATGTTTACAATACAGTTATCAATAATAAATGGGGAACATTTAAAAAGAAAATTCCAACATTAGTAAAATCATATCCTAATAAAAAAACAGGATATAATTTAATTGTTTTGCAAAATAAATTAACATCTGATAAAGCAAAAGCATTCTACGTTCATAGGTTAGTTGCAGAATGTTATTTACCAAATCCATTAAAGTTACCTGAAGTTAATCATAAAGATTTTAATAAAAGTAATAATTCAGTAGAAAATTTAGAGTGGGTTACGAAAGAACAAAATAATTTTCATAAGTTTTCTAATTTAGAAATAAAAAAGCCTAAATTTAATAGCATTCAAAATAATCAAAAGAAATTACAAAAAGGTATAGAAATATATAAAAAGTTTGGACAACTAAAATATCCAGCGGAATATTGGAAAGTTTCAGTTGTAACAGCAAGAAAGTTATTATCACATAATAATATAGAAATTTATAAACAAGCTGAAAATATTGTTCCAGTTTATATTAAAACTGAAATAATTGGACATATAAAACAAAATAAGAATTTAAAACCTAGACACATAAAAGAATGGGTTTATAAACAATTTAAATTAAATCTTAATAGAGGTATGATAAATTCTTTAAGAAATCATGCGTTTTCATTTTGAAAATGATATATATTAGTATACAAAACTTAACAAACTATGGCACTAGTTAAAGACTGTTACAAATGTGGTAAAACAAAACCTATCACAGAATTTAGTAAATCTAAAGCAAGAAAAGATGGATTACAAAATCGTTGTAAATCCTGTAATAAAGTAGATAATAAGTTATTCAGAACTGAAATCAATCCTGAACATCATAAGATTTGGCAAACAAATAATCCTGGCAGACAGCAAGAAATAATTGCTAAATATCGTAAAGGTGATAAGCCAGGTTTAATATATTACATCGTAAATCCTAACGGTCAATATTATATTGGAATGACAAATACCTACCTTTCAGTTCGTTTAGTTGAGCACAAAGTAAAATGGAAAAGATGGAGAGAAGGTAAATCTAATTTAGCTTGTCCACTTCTATTTGATTCAATAAACAAATGGGGATGGGAAGCTCATAAATCAGGGGTTATAATTGAAGACCCTCTTGCAACCAGAAAGGAATTAAGAGAATGGGAAAAGGAAACTATTAAGTTCTTTATGAATAAAGGTATATCATTAAACAAATCAATATAATGGACAAGAAAGAAAAAAAATATGCACTAATACAAATTCCAATGGAAGTGCATGAAGAACTTAAAAAGTATTGCGACAAGCATGGTTTTAAGATTGGAAGATTCACAGCAAACCTTATTAAAAAATCAATTAAAATAAAAACTAATGAAAAAGATAATTAAAAGTATAGGATGTTTTATTAGATTAGGTTCAATCCTTGAACATTTAATTGGGTTAATAACCCTGGGTTGGGGAAAGACAGCAGCAAGTTGGGTAGCAAGAAAATTAGGTTATTCTAATTGTGGTTGTGACCGTAGACGTGTTAGAATGAACAAATGGACATGTTCAGATTATTCAGAAACAATTTCAATATTATAAATAAATCAAAATGCAAACAACTAAAACAACACTATCATTACAGCAAGACCTACCAGAAGCAGACAAGAACTCACTTTACTTTATTGTTTGGACAAAGATTACTAATGTAAATGATTTGATGGTGATTATCGCATCAATGGGCATTTCATTCTCACCTTATCACCCAGCATGGGATAGGATTAAAGGATTTGTAGATTACTCAAACCCAATGCCACTACCTAATCAACCTCAACAACCAAAAGTAGAACCTATTAACTTACCTAAAATAAAAAAACCAAATGGAGCAGAATAAATATCATCCACTAACGGAGGAACAATTTTTGGAATTAAAAGGATTTATTCAGTCATTAGGTGGATATCTGCCTGAAGATAAAGCAGGTTACGTTTGGAATACATTTAACCACATAAGAGGAGAACATGAACCACAACCATGTACGTGTTCCAGTAGTGGAGCACATTGGAAAAGAGCAGTGGACTTCCTTTGGAATTGGGTAAAAGAAAGAGAATAGAATGATAGATTCAGGATCAATCCAATATTGTGAATGCCAGAAGAGATTAGAGGGATTATATATACAATCTCATACATGGTTAGTAAGAGAAGCAAAGAAACTTACAAAGCATACAGAAGAAGCAGAAAGTTTGGTAAGTGACCTTTATCTTTACTTATTAGAGAAATGTAATCCTAAAATCTTTTATTCAACAAACACATACAATCTATTCTATTGTAATAAGTTTCTATATAGCAGATGGATGAATAAGGTTAAAATCCTAAATCGGACAAACCTAATGGAAACAATACATACAGACGTAGAAGATATACCATACGATACAGAATGGGATATAAAAGTGCAAGAAACACATCAGCAAATAATGGCTGAACTAAAACAATTAGAAAGAACAAGAATGTGGCCAGCATCAAAGATATTTCAATTATACTTTGAAAGCCAGGACACAATGGAAGAAACTGCAAGAAAGATAGGAATAAGTAAATCAACAACATTCCTTGCAATAAAAAAAGTAAGAAGTTATCTAAAAGAAGTTATACCCAATCCAAATGAAAAAAGCTAAACCATTCGAAGAAAAAGCGTGTGTAGAATGCCAATCACCATACAAACATTACTCTACTACAAAGCATCCACTTTGCAATAAATGTAGACAAATGCATTACAATAAAATGCAAAGAATGAAGCCGGAACAAAGAAAGAAACCTTATCCTTTGGACAAATCTCAAAGAAGAAGTAGATATAGAAAATTAATGCGTGAATTAGATAAGTGTATAGATAGAGTGGATTGGCAAGCACAATTGAGAATTAACATAGATGATATGATTGGAAATGGAATATGGGAATGGTGTTCTGATTTTCGACTGCCTGAAACACCAAAAGGATATGATAGACCAGGGAGACAGAAAGCAGTAACCAATGCATATCCAAATACAAAAGATATGCCTTATTAAAATGTTTGGAATAAACTTTGATTGGAATTGGATTAAAGATAAGCAAATCGACATTGATGGTAATGAATGGGGTGGATTGATTTTTATTACAGATGAAGAAGATAATATAGTAGCAATATACAGATATGAAAAAGTGGTGGACAAATAATAAAGAAATAATCATCTTAATGGTAGCATATCTTTGCGCCATTGGACTCTTGCTCTTATGGGCAACTAATGTATCGGTTTAAATACGGAAGTGAAGTAAGCCTGTTATAATTAATATAAACCGATTAAATAACGAAGGAAAACGAAATGGCTAAATTCGAACCAGGCAATAAATTAAGTAAAGGTAGACCTGTTGGTGCACTGAATAGAAGCACTGAACAGGCTAAACTTGCAGTAGCGAGATTAGCAAATCAAGGATTGGATGCCCTTCGTGAAGATTTAGAGAAGATAAGGAAGAATGACCCGTTAGAAGCAGCAAAACTATATCTGAAATTATTAGAATACATTGTGCCAAAGAAAGCACAAGTAGAATTAAGTGGAGAGATAGAACAAAGAATACAACAGATTTCAGTAAACATTACACAATCGAATGCCGGCACAGATAGACATACAAACAACGATAACGTTTCAGAACATATTAGATAGTAAGAGTAGAGTTCAGCAACACATCGGCGGAACGAGAAGTGGAAAGACCTACGCAATACTACAATACCTTCTAGTCAAAATGATTGAGAGAGAAGGAATAAACATAACAGTTGTGCGTAAAACAATCCCTTCACTCAAGCGAACTGTAATAAAGGATTTTATTGATATTCTTAAATCCCTAGATATTTGGAAAGAAGATGATTACAATGGAACGGATAGGATATGGCATTACTACGATAGCACAATACAATTTATTTCAACAGATGATGCAGAGAAACTTCGTGGGATAAAATCTGATATCACCTTTTTTGAAGAAGCATCGGAAATAGATGAGGAATCTTATTTTCAGTTAAGTATAAGAACAACAGGGCAAATCATACTTGCTTATAACCCGACAGTGAGTCCTTACCATTGGCTAAGATTC